GTTCGGAGTACTTTTCCGGGTGGCCTTCGGCATATGCCGGTTGGCCACCAGCCCTGTGGTGCTGTTAACATTAGTTGTCGGTGTCTGCCGATCAACCATTAACGGCACCAATTTTCAAGACGATCTCCTTAATTGGTGTCGTGTTATGATGCCTTATATCAAGTGGTTTTTCCAACCTTGGATCAATTGGTTGGATGCCCAGGCTTATGACTGCGTAATGGATGAAATTAATGAGGCTTATTGGGCTGATTTATATCACGTACCTGTTGTCGGTTGGATTGCTCATATGTTTAGACCATATAGACGTGTTGGCACCAATTTTTGGTGTCAATTATTGTTTACTTATTGGGATAAGCCAGAGGTTTATTATCCGTGGTACGTGCGATATTTCAGTTTGATAATCTCAGGCGGTGCGGTGGTTTGGGCCATATTTATATGCATCAGCATCTTTTACATGTTCAGGAGACTTATGCCTCAAGTACATACCATAACTATAACTAATGGGATGAGAGGATTTGATATAGCATCACTTAAGAACAGTTTTCGTTCAGACATGAAACAGCCTTGGAAAGCCAAGCACACGACGGGGTCACATGAAGTGTTGGCACATCAGAGGCGAGTGTGTGAATCCTGGTGTTTAGATGTTTTGGGAGATTATTATACTCGCGTGCGTGATGTTGGTGGGTCGAGAAATCGACATGTCGAATTTACAGGAAAGCATGTATGCAATCCCATTTATAACAACGCCGATGTGTTTCGTGAGTTGAAGGGCAACAACCTGTTTGAGAGTTGTAATTTACCCGGTGAGTGTTGCCCCTTACGACATGAGATACCTGCTGCTATCATATCTCACGCTGATTATTATATGAGTCCAAAGCAATTAACACAAATTATCACTGGTCCTACTTTCATCATCAATCACTCATTTGATAAATCTGATTTGGGAGAGTGGATGGATGAAGATGGTAACATACATTATGAAGCACATGTTGAGAAGATTAATGGACATGTTACCATGCAGCCTGAAGGAGGGACACCGTACGTGCATCATGCTTATAATAACTGGTTGGAAGAGGGGACCTGCGTTTCTGAGTTTGGTGCTTTTGTCTATGTTAAGGTTGGAACGTACTTGGACACTCAAGTTATCTATTGTATCCCTGCTGACGGTGTTTACCGAATGGATGACGTTAACAACTTGCAACGATCTGTCTCTGAGGAGTGTGCATATGTGACCAAAACCGAACCGGCTTACAATGTTGAGTTAAATGCTGGCAGTTATCAATTCACCCAATTAACGCCTAGTGGTGGTCGTATGGTCAATTCTACTTTTGCGATGAAGAAAAATGTAGTTGAGGAGATTGCCCTTATGATGAGTGACATGAAGAGAGATGACAAATATTATACCACCTTTAAGTCTTACCTGTTAGGTAGGGTTAAATCTTATTCATTGGAGGTTGATGATATAGCTGCAGCATTTGATTTCATTAGGAGCCGTTCTGATTGGTTGGCATTGAATGTGTCTCATGCGTCCGTAATAGTTGGTGCACCATCTGACCTTGGGCTATTTCAGAGATTTTGGGTCAAGTTTGTACTGATGACCACCCATTCTTGGCCATGTTTTTCCAAACTTGGCCATTGGTTGATGGTCAAAGCTACTAAACGCATGCCTTGGGCTTTTAAAACTATTGCTCTGCCCACTTATGAGGTGTTTAGTAAGGCTGTGAGATCCCGTTTAGTTGGTCAAACTTCTAAGAAATTGTTGTTTGATAGGTTTCGTGTTAAGACCAGTGGCAATCTTACCCCCGCCGCTGGTCTCATTGCCAAGGGTACCGGCCAAAACAGTGGACAATGTAATAACAAGTCTGGAAACACGAGTACTAAACTTAATCCCAGCCCCCCACCCGTGGTTAACGTTGCGATTGCGAGCAAACCCAGTACATGTGTGCCAGTGTCTACCATCAATAGAAGACGATCTGAACCTATTGTGGCATCATATGAAATTGCAAGATCTGACACGAAAGCAGATGCTGGAATTGATAATGAGGAGAAATCTGAACCCTTTGTGCTTGAACGTTGCTGTGTTAATCGCGAATGTGATGGGGTGGGAGCATGTGATAATAGCAGACCTGCCAAAACCCCAGAGAGGTCAACGGATGCTGGATCTAGGCGACGTAGTCAACCAACACCTCAAGAAACAACCCAAACTTCGGTTAATCCTGGTAACAAGTCCCATTTCCAATATCAAGTTGACCGATTTAGTGTTCAACCCTTCAAGAGTAGAGTCTGTCTTGGAGCTATGTGGTTTGAAGGATCAGCTGTTTTTGACTTCACAGGGGCCAAACTCACGTTTGATGTGCCAGAAAGTTATCGAGAAAGCTTTGAAGTCCGATTGTCGCCTAAACAGCGTTCTACATGTCTGTCAGCAATTGCCAAGGTCGTTAACGAACCCGATTTTAAAGGAAAGCAATATGTTGTGGCGAGAACAATTACAGAATGTATTGCCCAACTTGCCGACATGGACTACAAAGGACGTCTCACCGCTCAAGCTACTCACGCACCAGTTCTTATTACAACAGGAGAACCTTTGGTTAGACCTGGTTACAGAACCATTACCTTGGGAGGAGTGGGTTTCTCGATACCCCTTGTGGAGGCAAAGACAGTTAACAGAAGCACGGGAGAAAACGTTAGAACAGTGGCTAACCAACAAAGATGCCGTGGTAAAGTGTTTCCTAAAAATAGAAACCAGTCAAGACAACATAGACCCACGCAACATTTCTCCAAGAAGTGATGCGTTCTTGTCTATCGTGGGGCCATATATATCTGCCATTGAACATTCAGCCATAGAAGCTCCTTATTTAATTAAGGGGATTGATTTGAA